AACGATTATATATTTAAGTCTAACAACCCTGAAAAACAAATTATAACAGTTTTTCCAGAGAAGCATCCAGTGGGAAGACTTCCAGGCATACCAGGAAAAATTAACGGTGGCGATAAAGGACTAGTTAATGTCAGTACACTTCAGCCTTTCGACTGGGAATGAACATTATAGTCAGTTAACTCCGCAGGGTAGCATGTTGCGTGAGTTGCTGGAACTTATACCTAAAACAAAAGACCTTTGGTATGCTGATACTTTTAGTTTGCCTGAATTTGGTACTCTTAAGCAGTATTATACTGGAACTGTTGTACTGTACTGTTGGTGGGATCCGGCAGATGATCGCATATCCAATCAGATTGATAACATGGATTTAGATTTTATAATTATAACCAGTGACCCAGAATTATTACCAGTGCATCCTAGGATACATCCTATCAAATGGGAAAAGCAATACGGATTTCACATGGAGTTAATACGGACGGAGCCCTGGTATGAGCTTGAGGATAGACGAGAATTTTTGTGTATGATGCGTAACCATAAACCTGAACGATTGATGTTCCTGGAAGAACTATGGAAACGTGATTTAATAAGAGAAAACTTTATAAGTTATCTGGGTCAGGTTAATACAAAAGATATACATGGAAGAACAAGCAGACCCATTGCAGAGATAGTTAGTCAGCAATACCAGGCTGATACTGATTTTACATATATTCCAGGTGCAGAGTTTGCTGGTTGGTTACGAGATAATATACCCATATTATTACCAGATGACCAAACATCAACAAACGAAAATAATACTGACTTTTTTACTACGGGCAACCCAGACTGGTATGCCTGGACCAAGTACAGCATTGTTTTAGAAACGTACTGGGCTCGTACACAATTTTTAACTGAAAAATCTTTTAAGCCCATAGTAGCTCAACATCCATTTGTGAACCTGGGCAACAACAGTAACCAGCTATTGGAAAGTCTGGGCTTTGATGTTTTTCCAGAGCTTGGCTGTGACATGTATGACGGCATGCTAACACAAAAAAAAGTGGAGTATGTTGTTAAAGAAACATGTGTAGAAACATGTGTAGAATTCGATCCTGGGCGTGTTAAGCACAATTATCAGCAGGGATTTAACTTACTTGATCAAGCCAGAGCTGAACAAAAACATATCGCAAAAATAGTTAAAGATATATTATAATAGTACTATGAAGTTGTTATTTAATGACGAATCTAGTATAAAATTTAATACTCATGAGTGTGGTGCTTGGGCCGAGATGCAAAAATTATACAAGCATCTGCAACATGTTGATTTGCCATTTAAAGCCTGGGATAATCCTTACTACGTAACGCAACTTAGTTTAGAAAGTTTAGTAGCTAACTTGTCACACTTTGGCAAAATGTTAGATATAGACATAGACGCAAACAGGTGTTTAGCACGGGATCAAACTTATTTTAACCTAATACATCAGATATACGAAGATAACTATAACGGAAACCCAGTATGGTTGGACTTTCACGATCATCTACATATATGTGAAAATTATAAAAGTTACAGTTCCAGCACATTGTATTTGAATTGGCGTGAAAAAGCAGGACCGTTAACAAAAAAAATTAATAAAGACTTGTATACTGATCTAACCACTAAGATTACTGCTGGTGATGTATACACTAGATGGAATGAGTTAGGTAAAACTCCGGAGAGATACTGGAAGGATGGCGAGCCTAATAATATTAATCGTATTTGTGAGCTAGCTAAACCCTGGATTAAGTTTACTCCTGCACTTTATGTAGCTACGCAGAATATAGACTTAATGAGTGACACTGACATTACTGGGTTTAACAAATGGTGGAAGTTATATGAAAACGATTGGTGCAAACACTGGCAAATTAAAAAATGGTCATTACAAGACATACGTGGAGTTCTTGTATGCGGGACGATTGACAATATTGATTTATTAAAGTATAATCTTATGAATAACATTTCTCCAGTTAGATTTAGCCTATGAACTCTATACAACAAACTGTATTGGATAATCTACCAAGACTAAAGCGTAGTCCTGGCGGATGGTATACATTTAATGCTGTATGTTGTCATCACAATGCTGAAAGCATGGATAAGAAAGGAAGAGGCGGTGTAATTACAGATGGCGAAGCTGTAACGTATCACTGTTTTAACTGTGGCTTTAAGACTGGCTGGCGGCCAGGCAGACACATAAGTTATAAGTTTCGCAAACTACTAGACTGGATGGGCGTAGCGGAGAACGAACGACAACGCATGGTTGTTGAAGCACTACGCATCAAGGAAACTGTAGTTATTGAAGAAGAGGAAGCTGAACCAGAGTTTACTATTGAATTTAAAGATCGTGTACTGCCACAGGACTGTGTGCCATTGTCTGAAGCACCGCAAGAGTTACAAGACTATGCATTAAGCAGAAGTATGCCCATAGACCAGTTACGATGGAGCGATACAAAGCCAGGAAGAATGTACAGACGTATTATTATTCCTTGTAGTTGGCAAGGGCGTGTAATAGGATCAACAGCTAGAGCAGTTGACGAAAAAACAAAGCCCAAGTACTTTAATAACTATGACAGTAATTATGTATATGGTATAGATAGACAGGTAATAGGGGGAAAGTTCAGTGTGGTATGTGAAGGAGTTATCGATGCGCTCACTATTGGTGGTGTTGCTACACTTACCAATAGATGCAATGACACCCAGGCACAAATTATTGATACACTGGGCAGGGAAATTGTGTTGGTACCTGACAGAGACAAAGCAGGACAGAAGTTAATAGACGATGCGCTAGAGCATGGCTGGAGTGTTAGTTTTCCTGAATGGGAGGCTGACGTTAAAGACATTAATGCCGCTGTTATACGTTATGGTAAATTGTTTACACTAAAGAGTATTATTGATGCTAAACAAACTAATAGTTTAAAGATCAATTTAATGAGGAAAAAGTATGTTTAAACCTAAACCAACTAAGTTTAGTAAACATTTAGAAAGTATTCTTAGTGGATATAAAAATGTTAATATAGCCGCAGGAAATAATACTGGACGTGTTGTATATAGTACAACTCTCTCTGAACAAAAAACCTTTGATTTTTACGATGAGTTTATAACTGAAGCAGAGTTGCAAAAGACCTTTAATGAGCATGTTATAATTATTCATGATGAAGTAATATTAAGTAAAGTTATTTTACGATTACATAAATGGCTACTGGGAAAAGTTTGCAATCAATCTAATATTATACTTCTTTCACTTCTTACGCTTAACGCTGGCCAATGGTGGGAAGAATACAAGAAAGTAATGAATATCGATAGTTTTACAATAATTGATGTTCCATTTCATCATTCCAACCCACATCAGCTTGATAGCTATGTAACTGAGTATAAGTTTAGTAAAACTAAGAATGATAAAAAAATAGAAAAGTGCTTTAATTGGTTAGGTGGTATTAAAGATTATCGAGAAGACACAGACTATGTATCTGTTCTTCTTTCTAAATATAAAAAGATTGGAGTAGTTGATAGGGTTGGAAAAATTACATCAAAACAAGAAATACTAAACTTTGCTGAAACGATAACTAATTTTTCTAATGCTAGTCATGTACATGAAATAGAAAGTTTATATGATTTAAATGTAACAAACGAGTATTTAACCGTTCTGGACGGTGACTATACTAGAACTTATGCATGTGCTATTAGAGAAACTAGAGTAATTGAGCCTTTCTGTGTAGCAAGTGAAAAAACACTCAAGGCAATATTGCATGAAAATGTACTATTAACTCCGCAGAATATGACAGTTATGAACGATGCACTTAACAAAATAGGATTTAAGACGTTTATCGAGTGTAATCATAAAACAAAAAGTTTTAAAGAAAATGTGGATGTAATGTGTGAATATATAGAAGAATTTGCTGATAAGAGTATAGACGAATTATACAGTTTATATGATTCATATAAACATGATCATGAATATAACTATGACTATATACTAAGCGGAAATTGCTTTAAAAATATAAAGTATATGGTAGAACAACAACTGGATGCGAGGATAGTAAATGGCTAAAGAATATACACCAGACTTACAAAAACTATTCATTGAGATGATGATGCAAGATGCACAGAACTATGTAAGAGTGCAAAACATCTTTAATGTAGAAAATTTTGATCGTAGTTTAAAAGATGCGGCTGAGTTTATTAAGAGTCATTGCACTAATCACACAGCAATGCCTACATATGAACAGCTAAATGCAGCAACTGGTGTAAACGCAAAGCCTATTCCAGACATGGCAGATGGACATAATGATTGGTTCTTGGAAGAGTTTGAAGGCTTTACAAAGCGCCAAGAACTAGAACGTGCCATACTTAAAGCGGCAGACATGCTGGAAAAAGGTACATATGATCCAGTAGAAAAACTGATCAAGGACGCAGTACAGATTAGTTTAACCAAAGATCTAGGTACAAGTTACTTTGACAACCCTAGAGAACGACTAATGAAGTTAAAGGATAATAATGGACAAGTAAGCACAGGTTGGCCAGCACTGGATCGTAAACTATTTGGCGGCATGAACAAAGGTGAACTTAACATCTTTGCAGGCGGCAGTGGCAGTGGTAAAAGTTTGTTTATGCAGAACTTAGCAGTTAACTGGGCTACAAGCGGTCTCAGTGGTGTGTATGTAAGTTTAGAACTAAGTGAAGAACTTAGTGCAATGCGTATTGATAGTATGCTTACAAATGTTAGCACCAAGGAAATATTTAAAGACTTAGACACTGTGGAAATGAAAGTTAAAATGGTTGGCAAGAAGTCTGGCACACTACAGATTAAATACTTGCCGGCACAGAGTACAGTAAATGATATACGTGCATACTTAAAAGAATTGGAGATAACAAAAGATCTTAAAGCAGACTTTGTGCTTATTGATTACTTGGATTTGGTTATGCCAGTTAGTGCTAAAGTAAGTCCCAATGACTTGTTTGTTAAAGACAAGTACGTTAGTGAGGAACTACGTAACCTAGCAAAGGAATTACAGTGTATCTTTGTAACAGCTAGTCAGTTAAATCGCGGTGCAGTAGAAGAGATTGAGTTTGATCACAGCCATATTGCTGGCGGACTTAGTAAGATTAATACAGCAGATAACGTGTTTGGTATCTTTACAAGTAGAGCAATGCGAGAACGTGGACGCTATCAACTACAACTTATGAAAACACGTAGTAGTAGTGGTGTTGGCAGTAAAGTTGATTTAGAGTTTGATTTAGAAAGTCTGCGTATTAGAGACCTAGGAGAAGATGAAGATACCAGCAAAGAACGTGGTAACATCATGGGCCAGCTTAAAGACAAGTCTGATGCATCTGCAGGAAGCGGTGACAAGGAAGTTGGCAAAATTACTGCTAATGTACAAAGCAGTAAACTCAAGGACATGATTGCTGGATTAAAGGCGGATAGTTAGTGTTAGTTATAACACCTAACGAGGGTACCTATATAGTTGGTTCAGCAGATGACGGTGTAGTACGTGTTATTGACCACCAGCCTGAAAATNCNAGNTTTGAACTACAGTTTGACGATGCTACAAACTCTGTGTACGTAGACCAAGAATATAATCAGATTAAAACTATAATACAAGAATATGGCTATAAGACTGATAAAGTATACTTTGACGATTATATTTGCTGGGAAAATTTTGGCTATCCAGCAGAGTTTAAGCCAGGATTTTTTATTAATCAGTGTGGCGTGTTTGCTAAAACAGCATATACAGACGCTCCTAAAGGGGATAAATTTAAATTATTTGCAATGATGAATAACCCTAGGCCTCACCGGTTACTAGTTAGCGCATGGTTACATGATAATTTACAAACTGAAAGTTTTTCTTATACTCAAAGTTGGGAAGCAGATAATCTAAATCATAATATTAGATTGGCAGAGCTAGTTAGAAATTCTAAATATTCTAACCTTACCAACTTCCTTCCCAAGCATTACATTACATATAATGGAGCACTACCAGAACATTATCTACGAGGACTTAGTGGTAATATAGATATATGGAACAATGTATTATGTGATAATTTCTCTCAGAGTACATTTAATTTAGTAATAGAGCCTGAGTTTTGGGAAAAAGGAGGAGGAATTAGTGAAAAGTATCTTATGACGTTGTATGGACATTGTATACCAATATTTTGTAGCGGATACAAAATTCCTGATAACCTGACTCTTGCTGGATTTGATGTATTTGCCGACATAATTAATCACGACTATCAGTATATGGATAACCCTAGTGAGAGAGTTCTCTCAGCTTTGGAATTAAACAAAGATTTATTAATTACAGGTAATGTAAAGAAGACAGACTATACTAGTAGGCATGAAAAAAATTTAAAATTAATCACTACAGACCTAGATAAATTTGCTAGTCAATACTACTCTGATACAATGTTTGAAAATTTGTAAATAATTTTGGCAAACCTAATAAAATTTGTACAATGTGCCCTACTAAAAAAGATTTAGACAGTATAATTGACCACAGGGCAAATGTAAAATCTAAAAAAGATTGGATAAGGAGTGTATCTTGAAAGTACTATGGATATTGTATATGATATCTTGTCCTAGTTGGGACTGTGAATGGAGAGAGATTTCTAGTCATGAGTCAGCTTATGAGTGTATGCGTAATCAAAGAATAGCAGAACGTATACGCAAAGGCATAGGATATTGGAATGATCCAGTGAACTTTGAGTGTAGAGAAAAAGAGATAAAATGAAACCACTAATACTGGGAATTAATCCATCGGCTGTTGCATTTCGTAAAAATCATTCACTGTATAGACTAGCAACGTGGATGACTTTTTTGGGATATGATACCTATTGCTTTTCCAATGTAATACCACATGAGGGTAAGTACTCGCATAAAGATGTAGACTTGGACTTTGTACGAGAAAGCATACAGGGACATGATACCATACTTGCACTAGGCGGTTTTGTGTCAAAAGTATTACAAAGAGCGCATATAGATCATATAACCCTGCCACATCCATCTCCGTTAAATAGAAATCTTAATGATAAGAAGTATGAAAAATCTATGCTGGAGGATTTGCGGAATAATATATCTTAGTTACTTTCTTGGTATTGGATTTTCCAGCTTATCAATATAGCAATTAATACTATGATCACTTAAACCATCAAGCAATGACCATTGTTTAGCGGCCGCCCAGCGTCCTCGTACACCATCTTTAGCACGTTGCCAAAAAGTAGCACTTCTAAAATCGCCATAATAGTTAATATATTGTAACTTGCCACAGTGTCTGTAACCCATGATCCACAGTGGCACTTTAGGAACAATGTCGTTGTTATTAACAAATCGCTGGTAATCAAAATCACTGTTAACATTTACCCAGCGTTTATTTCCTACTCTGGGACTGCCGTATGTATAAACATTCTTTACACGATTTTTTAATCTGCTGGCAGCAATAGTTGCCATGCCACCACCTAAACTATGCCCAGTTATGTGCAGAGTTTTTTCTTTAGCTTTGCCTTTGTTGATATGTGCAGTAACTTGATCCCATACTTTTTTAAGTTCATCATAAAATCCGTCATGCACTTTACCCACAGTTACCTGGCTCTTGTGTTTCCATGCTTTAAGGTCAGCTATTACATCTTTTACCTGAGTAGGTTCTGTGCCTCTAAAAGCCAGTGTTATTTCCTTTGTATTCTCAAAAATCATGCACTGAGCACTTTCAAAACTAATTAACTTAGCTTTTGAGTATCCTAACTCTTTTAGCTCTTCTTTGGTTGCTTGATCCCTGTATGCTATAGCACTACATCGGGCATAGTGTATAGCTAAATCTCTATTAGATCGATTCATTCACGCTTCTCCTGTACAATGGTTATTGTTATTTAACGAATAATTCTTAATAAATACATTGTAAACAGGCATAAACTATGAAAAAACGAACTCGCAGCATATTACAAGAGCTAACTAACGTAGCTACCCATAAAGATAAGAAGCATCTTATAGAGTCACGTGGCGAGGCAATGATCGAAAATGCTATCTATATTATTGAACAAATACATAATGCATACGATGCTGAAACAGCAGGGGATTTGGAGCGTAGACTAATTAATAGCATACGTAATCGAGACACCAAACGTTTTAAGGTTGGAATTAAAAGAGCAGGGTTAAATGAAGATACTTGAAGTTGCATATAAAAAACCAAGTTGGTTTTTAATAGAGGGAAAAGAAGGTAAAAACGTACACCTTACACATCTAGAAGATCTAGTATTTGACGAAGGATACGCCGGCGCTGAGAAAGCATTAAACTACATCAGTGGTGTACGTGAAATGCTGGCACAAGGTGGTGGCAAGCAAAAAGTTACAGTTAAATGGGACGGTGCTCCAGCAGTGTTCGCTGGCACAGATCCAGAAGACGGCAAGTTTTTCGTGGGTACTAAAAGTATCTTTGCAAAAAATGCTAAACTGGTAAAGGACAAAGCTAGCTTAGATAAGTATTATGCTGATACTCCTTTACATTCTATTCTAGGACAAAGTTTTACTCATCTTAAAGGACTGGGAATTAAAGGTGTCCTACAAGGCGATCTTTTGTTTAGTCCATTGCGTCCTCCGGAACAAACAGAAATTGATGGTAAGAGTTATATAGCTTTTAGACCCAATACCATTACCTATGCTGTTGCAAGTGAGAGTGATTTAGCAAAACGTATTAACCAGGCTAAACTAGGAATTGTATTCCATACAACATACACTGGACCAAGTGTCGCTGATATGACAGCAGACTTTGGTGCAGACATAAGCGGGTTAAACCAGAATCCCAGTGTGTGGGTTGAAGACGCTTACTATAAAGATTACACTGGACACGCTACATTAACTGATTCAGAAAATAATGAACTAACCAAACAGGTACAGGGCATTGCTGGACAACTTAGAAAAATGGACAAATCTACGTTTGATGGATTTTTAAATGAGCCTGACATCAGTGCAGTGCTAAACATTTTTATGAATTCTAGAATACGTGGAGGACAAAGTGTTGGAGAACCACGTGCATTTATAAACGGGTTTTTAGAGTTCTACAAGCAACGTATGCAAAAGGAAATGGAGAAGCTCAAGGGCGGTCCAGAATCTCCGGCGGCACAAAAGAGAATAGAAAAAATAAATGCTATGAACGGCTTTGTGAAAGAAAACTTTAATACGCTGATAGGCATGTTAGAAGTATACAGACAACTAATCTCTGCTAAGTTAGGTTTGATAAGTAAACTTAATAAGGTAGAAGGTATTGGTACATTCCTTAAAACTCCTGAGGGATACAAGGTTACCAACCCAGAAGGATTTGTTGCTATTGGACATGAAGGTGGCGCAGTTAAACTCAACGACAGACTTGAATTTAATCGTGCTAACTTTGTCTTAGACAAGGAATGGTAATATGAAAATTAGTGAAGTAACACAAAAGTCACACATTGAGCAACTTGCTGAAGACAGAAGTAAACTGGATGAAGCGATATGGGCACCGGTTACTGCGGCGGTAGGTGGTGCTGCAAGTATCTATAGCTTAGGATCAAGGTTTGGCTGGAATCCATTCGAATGGACAGAAGAACAACGAACACAAGCCTACAAAGAAATAGGAGCAGATGTTGCACTAGGCGCAACTGGCTTAGGACTTGTAAGTTTGTTAAACAAAGCCAGAAAAATAGGAAGCGGAGTCCGAGCTACCCGCCGCGCCGCCGCAAGCGCACAAAAAAAGGCTGATAAGGCCATGGACAAGGCAACAGATCCAAATGTACAACTATCTCCTAGCAAACAAGCCAAACTAACCCAAAAAGCTGCTGATTTAGAAGCTAAAGCTGCTGAAAAGGCCGCCGCGGCTGCCGCGGCTAGGGTTAATAACCTGCCAACTTCTACTGGAGAAAAAGCATGGAACACTGCGAAAAAAGCAACTGCGGCATATGGCTATGGCGCCGCGGGAAACATAGCTTCGAATCTGGCTACGGGCAAACCTTTGGTTAGTACAGGGGACGTGGACTCGGCCTTGGGCCTCGACGATGCAGGCAAAGCTGACAAAACAAACAAAACAAACAAAACAAACAAAACAAACAATACAAAGAAAACACTTAAATTTGACAGATCTAGATCTAAAGGTGGAGGCTTTGAGAAACTTAGGATGCCAAAAAAAGGAAGTCCTCTAGGATAAGTGTAAGCAATGTATGATTTTTTAACACAAGAACTAACAGAAGCAAGGTATATTAGGAATGTTCGTGACACTGTGGGACGTACAGCAGACGGCATTGCTGAAGGATTCTACGAACACCTGCTAGTACTACAGCAAATGCGTTATGAAAATCCCAGTTGGGCAAGAAAATATGCTAAAGATACCATGCGTTTTATGAGTTTTAACAATATACGTACTGGTGGAACAGATTTACACAATCTAGCTTCTATACTTAATAACCCTAGCAAGTTTGCTGGTAAAGTGGGTAGCAGCAATTTAAGATTTGATGAGCTAGGATTTAAACGTTATCTACGTAACATAGTAGATGGTCGTCACATGCCAGGCCAAGACCGTGCTTTTTTACTTAAAATGCAAAAGAATTTAAGTATTAACAACGGATTGCTTAAACAGGCAAGGCGCTTAATGGCTGACTACGGCACAACCAGTAACAGCGAACGTGCCAGTGTTAGTAGCCGCATGGTTAATAGTTTCCGCAACGATAACCAGTATAAAAGCGATATGTACCGTCCTTATGCAGGTACAATTAAAAACAACAAGGTAATGCCAACCACAAAAAAAGCTGGCCTAGGTATAGCGGCAAAAACTGCTATAGGCACAATAGGCGGCTTTGGCATAGGATACGCTATAGGCAAAGGTACAAGTAAGTAAATTACTAAATGAGTAAAATATTAATAGTAGGTGACAGCAACGGTCTGGGAGAATGGGGTACACTTATTCCAGGACCTGCTTGTGCAAATCCAGACAATCCAGAAATTTTTAGACCTTACAATGATGAACTATATATTGGTTTAACCAAAATTATTCCAGTTTGGCCAGGGTTCGGGTACTATCTAGATTTAAAAGGCCATGCTACTGTAAACTACAGTATGGGTGGCGGAAGTAACAGTGAGTCGTTATATAAAGTTGAAGAAGCACTAGGTCTTGCTCCTCCCTTTACTAGTCCTGTATTTTATAATCCAGATTTTATAATATGGGTCGTAACAGAACCTCTAAGATGTTTAAGACCTAAAAGTTGGTTGGAAAACTCCAACGCAGATCGCCTTAAAGATTTAGACAAGTATTATATACAACGTGATAAAATTGTAGCAGAAGCAACCAGTATTGATGATATAAATTCACAACTTGTAACAATGTGTTTAGACAATGCACAAAAAATTTATAATGAAACTAAAGTACCTTGGATTATTATAGAAGGTTGGGGTAAACTTCCACAAGACTTAACACATTATAGCTTTATTAAACACGTTCATCGCAACTGGATAGATAAAATATTAGGTCATGAAATACCGTTAATTAGCAGTATGAGTACAGCAGAACTTTTGCGCCATCAAAGACCAGATTTACTGGGTACAACAAAAAACAAGAGTTTTACTAATGGATCAGAATTTATCCAGTATTTTAAAAACAGACCGCAAACATATTTTAAAAGTATAGTCGATGCATACGAAAGAAATATAATAGCAATGCAAGAAAGTGTACACTTTCCTGACAACTCCCATCCAGATAGACACATGCACGAAGCGTTGGCACAAGAGCTAGAACAATATGTATGATATAGTATCCATGTAAATAACCTCTTCTCTGATAAATAATTACAAGCTCGTTAAACACGGGCAGTATTTATGGAGAAAGAAAAATGGCAAGTATTACACGTACCCATGGTAACGCTCTAGGACAAGGAACACCAGCAACAGGTAATAACATTACCGCTGATGAACTAGTTGTCTTAAACGGCGTTGCAATGGACTTTTTCAAGATTATCCAGCAAGACGTTTCAGGCGATGTCAACGACATCCGCAATGAACTAGAAACTGGCGAATCAGTAGAAGCAATGCTTCGTGAAGTTGCAACAAAAGCAAATATAGAAATGTATCAAGTAGAGGCAGACACAACTGGACAAATTTCAGTTGCAGTTTACCCTGCAGGTGCATGGACAACAGGAACACTACAAACTGCTCTTCGTGCATTAGGCACAACAGTTGGTGGGAACACCGTGGACGTAAGTGGTACATCAGTTACCTCAAGCGGTCTCGAGTTTGTTTAATAGATAAGGAATAGTATTATGGCAGGC